GGCGATGACGTATCACATGATGTTAGAAAGTCGTTAACCCCACATGTATGCCCTGTTTGCTGCGGGAATGGGATAGTTCCAAATGGCTTCTATAATCAGACAAGCGGAGCATGGTTAAGTTCAGATGCCACACCTGACACATGTAGATCGTGCGGTGGTACTGGAGTGCTATGGGGTTAATGCTTTTCTAACGGCTGGCGGTATGAAAAGTTGCGGATTTAACTGCACGACTTTCCGCTAACCAATGAACTTGAATAAATGTAGAAAATTAAATATTTACCGCTTACACCGCAATTTTTTATGACCGCATGTTATAGTGCGTTTTTGCGGGTAGGCATTAAAACAGTAAAAGATGAAACTTAAAGACTTAAAAAAGAAGCTCGACAAAATGAGTAAAGAGCAATTAAACCAAGATTTAATAGTGGTTGCAAGTAATAAAACATTGAGCGGGCTGGGTGATGCCAAAATTAGTAACAGTCATTTGATTTGGACAGGTGATGACGACCCATGTGAATTAAGAACTAAGTCGGAATTGATTGAGGAAGGTTATGACAAAGAAGAGATTGCAGGAATGGAAGTGATGGTTGAGCGTGGGGGTTTCTATATTGAACTTCCGTAGTGCGTGGGCAAATGCACTATAACGCGCATGTATGTGCCGGTTTGTGTCGCGCCTGCGGCAAACTGGCATATTACATGCCGTTAGCGCCTCAGCCCTTGGAAGTATCGGCCTAAAAGTTTAATTTTGTTTTAAATAAAAAAGCCCCGCGCAAATGCAACGGAGCTCCCTGGACAGGAGTAAAAATAATAAAAAGTTTGCACGTGGCCTATAATAGAGCAAATATATTGCGTCGAATCATTAAGATACAGGAAATAACCACCTCCCATACACGGCGTGGCGTTTCGCAGCAGTGGGTTTTCGACAACATTGTACGGCCTAATTACGATATTTCCCAACGTACTTTCTATAATTACCTCGGCACCAACGCGCGCCGCGAACTCAAACAAATACACACTATACAAGAGTCGCAAATGCAACTCTTTTGATTTTTTACTCACTTCTAAATTTATTGCTATGAAAAAGTTTTTTAAATGGTTTGGTATCAGCATTGCTGTTTTGATTGCTATACCAGTAGTTATTGCTGTTGTTTCAGTTGTCATTGACCCGGTTGAATATACTCCTGAACCAGAAATGACTCAAGCACAAAAAGACAGTGTTATGATTGTTGAATTACAGAAAACAATCGAAAAAAGAGAAAAATATACATGGACGGCTCGTAATATGGTTGCTCATTATGAGAAAAATGAAATTCGAGCTGATGAGGACTTGAAAGACAAGGTTGTTATAGTGCAAGGAAGGGTGGAGTCTATAGGGAAAGATATTATGGGAAGTCCATATATTACTCTTGACGCTGGTAATTTTGTGCGTAGCGTGCAGTGTTCATTTAATAAAACGGACGGCTTGTCAGACTTAAACTCAGGTGATTTTGTAACTGTAAAAGGTAAGTGTGATGGACTGCTTGTTAATGTTTTAATATCAAAGTCTGAACTTCTGCCAACAATGGATTACTTGAGAAATAAACTGTCTGACTTGCAAAAGGAATAAATAATTTTATATATTTGCTCTTGACTTCCAATTTCAACACTCAGGGGCAATACCCTTTTGAGTTAGTTTTTTAAACATAAAGGCACTGGCCGCATGGTGGTCTGGGTGGAAACTACCAGACTGATTCTTCGCCCGCGTTGAATTGGAAGTCACACCTAAACGGCCAGTGTTCTTTTTTTACCATTAAATGACTTCCTAATGGGACAGAAAAATGAGTTAGTAAAGGTTTTTAATTTTAATGAGAATCAACCTTTACAAGTTGAATCAATTCAAGGTCAACCTTTCTTTGTTGCAAAAGATATTTGCGATATTCTTGGGTTGGATCATGTTCACAAAGCAACAAGAAGGCTTGACGATGATGAAAAGCTGAACGGAAAAATTTTCCGCTCAGGTCAAAGCAGAAATGTTTTGATGGTCAACGAGAGCGGCTTATATGCATTGATTATGCGTAGCAGCAAGCCGGAGGCTAAGAAGTTTCGCAAATGGGTTACTTCAGAAGTGTTACCTGCCATCAGACAAAACGGGCATTATGGTGTAGATCCGGATGTTGACCGGCGCATTGAAGGTTTGGAAAAAGGAATGACAGCATTGATGGAAGCCGTGGGAAAACTTGCCAATGCTATTACATCAACGCACAACCAAATTGACGGGCAAACTAATAAAAGCAAAAAAAATGCCATAGATGTTCGGGTGATTGATGCCCGTCACATTGCTTTTGACTTTGTTACGATGCTTGACGCTAACATACGGCATATTATTGTTGAAGATAAGGATTGGTACAGCCTTAATGATATTCTCACAAATATGCGTGTGCGCACAGGTTCTACACAAACAGCCCGCAAGCTTGGCCCTGAAATGGCCTGCAAAATTTGGATATATGGAAATACCCATCCTGCCTGGTTTTGTAGCAAGGCAGGCGCAAGAATAATAATGGCCGGAAGTCGCAAGCTCCGGTCTAATGGTTTCTTTGATGAGAAAGGAGGCCAGTCATGAAAAAGGACTATGATTTGACGGCTGTAAAGGAGTTTGTAAGCGAAGACATTACACCTCGTGAGCTCTCTCATGTACTGGATGATGCCTGCTTCAATCTGGCCAAGTACACGCTCACTGCCGACCGTGACCAGCAATATTGGGGCATGGTAGATGAGCAGATAGATTATTTGAGAACCTTGAGAGATATGTTTTCGGCAATGGAATAACGCCTGGTTATCTGCTACAACGAGTAAGGGCCGCCCATATTGGGTGGCCCTCTTTTTTTGCTTTAACGCCTGAACGTGTCGATGGCGGGCGAAGCCGGTGGCAAATCTTCTTTTTGTCTTATTTTGCCATCGGTAAGGTCAAGGTCGGTGAGTTCGATATCCTGAATGGTAGGTCGGTGAATGCTTTCGTTGTCGGCATCGATAAAGGCCTTGTAACTTACGATGTGGTATTTAAAAAACTCGGTAAGGCGTGGCCGCTCGCCGTTGTAGGTTAGTGGAGTAATGTTGGCAGCCCTCATGCGGTTCATCAGTTTTTTGAGCGTTTTCATTACCAGTATATACTCAAGGCCTTTGGTTATTTGCTGCGAAAAGCTTTCGGTACCTGCACCCGGCTCCTGCACCAGGTGCAAATCTATGTTTACCTCGCTGGGGTTGCCATCGAGGCCCGGCATTATTTGCCAGTCCACAAATACTCCGGGTGTAAACACTTCAAAACTTTCGGGGTCATCGGGCTGCCCCAGATAAACATCTACCATGCGTATGGCCGGGATGTTTTGAGCGGTAAACTCTGCCTGGTTGTTGTTGATAGTATCAACTATTTTTTTATATACTTTATCCATTGCTCAATAACTATTTAAACGTTGATTAAATAAGGCCTAACCGTTTTTTATGGCCCTGCTTATTTGTGCGGTCATGAGTCGCTCAACACGTTGGTTGAGCACGGCACTATTGCCAATAAACTGGCGGCGGGGCAGGTTTATTTTCATGCGTCGGCGGTGGGCACGTACTCTGTGGGTTGGTGTACTTTGGTTTTTTAGGAACTTACCGTCGGCACCTCTTTTGCGACCACCACGGTTGCGACGGCTGTGTGCTCTAACATTTTGTGTTACCGTGCCACGAAACCCCTCGTTGTGCGCACGCGCATAAGGCACATCGGTACCTATTACCACCCGGTCGCGGGTTACCAGTGTTTTACGAATGCTTCGCCTTAGCCGGCCACTATCTACCAAAATGGCCCTGCCCTGCCTGCGTTTGGTACCCCCTTTAAATTTACGGGGCTTCCATGGGCGGGTAGAGTGGTCCACCCAGTTGCCTTCCCTGAACCGTTGTTTGGAGAAGTTCACGGCTTCGGTACCCGCCATTTGTGGTATTTTTTCAACAGCACGGGCCACTCTGTCCACCATCTTTACAAAACCTATGGTCTCTTTCATCCTCCGCTTATTTCAAGGTTACGTATTACGCGCATAAACATATCGGTCATGTATCGCTCTATTTCGGGAGCATCCATATTTTGCATGGTGGTGTTTTCGGTATTGATGCCACCCTTTACAAAGCTGTCGATGTTTACCGTAATGTTGCGTACTTTGGCCGCACTGGCAGTAACCCGGCTTACTGATTCTGTGCCGGAGGTGGCTGTGGGAGAAATGTCATCGGTGGTGCCACCAGAACCGAATGGATTGCCAGCGGTCTCTCCTTCAGGATCATCCACCAATGATTCTTCCTCTTTTTTGCCTTTTGATACATCAATACCCAGTACCTTTTGCCTAAAGCTTTCAACTCCTCTTGCCCAGTCGTTCGCGAAATTCATTCCCGGTATTTTGCCAATTAATTCCAGTAACTGTTGAATAGGATATACCAACGCATCAATAATAACAAGACCCAGTCTTTTGAGTCCTGCCAGCAGGCCCTCATCTTTGAAAGCGCTGACAATTTCGTCCCAGTATTTTTTGATATTCATTACAATATTGACAATAACACCCAAAGGCCCTGCAACCAATAACATGGCGGCTCCAAATTTGTCCCAGTATTTTATAGCCATTATTACATAAGCTATCAATGCGGCAATACCTGTAATAAGTAGGCCAATAGGGTTGGCATTCATTGCCACATTCAAAGCCCACTGGGCCAAAGTCCAGGCTTTCCAAACAACTATTATTGTGCCTATTACTGTAACTGTTGTTTTTATAACAGCCAATATATCCTCCCAATTATCATATACTTTTGTTAAAATCAATGATACATTTTGAAGCCATTTTGCAAAAACAGGCAATATTTTTTCACCTAATTTTATCATGACTGTATTTAATTGATTGCCTACAATCATTTTTAATGTGGTAAAGTCATTCTTAGCATTCGCAAGTGCCTTGTCAAGATTAAATTTACTGTTATCATAGGCTTCCAATGTTTTGAAAAAATCTGCCGAATCAGTTTTAAGCTTCATAAACATATTGCGCAAGCCTTCGGGGCCTCCTATTTTGGCAATGATTTCATCCACCGCCTGGGGAGTCATCTTGCCAAACTCTGAACTTACGTCCCTCAGTACTGCTGACAAATCACGCATTTCACCGTTAGTATCGTACAGACTTATTTCCATAGCCTTTAATCCTTTCACGGTATTGGCCTGGGTAAGTCCTTCAAAAGCCGACTTAGTCATAGTGGCAGCAGTGGCGCTGTTTTTGGCAATAGATGTAAATGCCGCAAACACTTTGTTGGCGGTGTCCACATTTTGCCCGGCTGCGGCTGCGGCTCCTGCATACTCGGTTTGCACTTTTGCCAGCTCGTCGAATGTGGTAATACCTACCTGCACCGTTTTGGCGTTCGACTCAAGCAGGCGGTCAATGTCGGCGACACCCAAACCAAATGCCTTCATGGCTTTAACGGTTTGGTTTACGGCATCTGGCAATTGTGCACCTGTTGCCAGGCTAAAGTTGGCAACTTTGGTGGTTATGTCTGCCACCTCTTTGCCAAACAGCCCCGTAGCTGATTGTATGTCGTAAAACGCCTTAGCGGTATCGGTAGCTGCCTTCCCCGTATCCATAGAAACATCCAGTATTGAAGACCTATAACTGTTTAGGCTTTTTTCCGGCTTATCGAGGTTGAGCTGCCGTATTTGTAAAAATTCATGTTCGAAATCAGCCGCTTTAGAAGTGACTGCACCAAGTGCAGCCCCTAAAGCAATAGCCCCGGCTGCTACCAGTACATACGGATTGCCAAGAATCTCCATGGCCCTTCCAAACATGGGAATTTCGGCACGCATCGCCCTGAATGCCTGCACATGCGAGTTTTTGAGGCTCGTAAGCCTGTTTTTCATGTCTCCGGTGTATCGCTCCACTTTATCCTTGGCTTTTGAAAGCCCGGTTTTCACGCGCTCTTTAAGCTGAAGAATAAGCTCTACTTTTGCTTTACCGTCCATATTGCGTACAATTAAAAAGAGTTGTATATTTGTAACGGTTGGGGAGCAGTCCCCGACCTCCCTAAGCGGCCATCCATTTATTTGGGTGGCCGCTTAGCTTTTATTTAAGCCCCAGCATTTGCCGGGTTATTACTTCAATATTTCCGTTTTGGTCTATGGCCCACAGTTCCACATCGGCTCCTGACACTTTCAATTTACCTTTGGCAAATCGTTTAAGTTCTGTTAAATCGCTGTTTATCGGCATTTCAAAGCCTACAATACCCGCCTGGTCTTTCCCCTCTCCTATGCCATTATGAATGGCCGACTTTGTCACCGCTTTGGGTTGTTTCAACTCCACCATTTTACCATCCACAAAGGCATCGGCATTTTTGCCTGGCTTGTATTGCTTGCCAAACAGTTGCTTGCGCAAATCGTCTTCGGTGCTCTTGAGTATGGGCAGCAGCTTCACTTTATGTCCTGCATTTGCCAGTATTTTGGCCGTGCGAATATTGGCGGCCATTTCGCCAATGCCATGATACATGTGCAGATCCACGAATCCGCCCTCATCGGTTTCATATATCCGCTTATAGGCCACACTGTCGGGCAGCGATGCCACCGACTGCCTTAGTACATCATCGGGCACACCCTCGTAAAACGGGTGCTTGGGCGGGTAGATGTTTCCGGTAACTGCTAGGTTTGTCCTGAACATTTCGGGAACCGGTACATCTGGCACGTTTTCGCTTTCTGTGGCAACACCGGTGGCCAATTGTTCGGCATCGCAACGGCAGCCCCATCCGTTAGGTGGGAAGTGGGTGCGCCAAAAGTCATCAATCATTTTCTTGATGATGCCGTTGAGCAATGCATGACTGTCCCGTACATTGTTATCCCCTACCGTAACGTATTGCAGATAGGGCATGTCTTCGGAGTTCTTTGAGAACTCGTTCCAGCGCGATGCCATGGTGGCCGCTCCGGCTGCCTGGTTGTATTCGGTCTTGAGCCAGGCTTCATTGTATTTGCCCGAAATCTTAAAGGCCTCTTCTCTGAAGTCCTGGTACGAACGCAACTTACCATCGTCACCCTTCAGGGCCAGTGTCATGTCCCTGAGGTTCTGGTATGTTTTGGCTCCGGCAAATTGCCAGGTGTCGCGGGTAAGCCTTGTAAGCATGGCCGCATCGGGGGTGTCGAAATCCACGCCCAGCCAGTCCTGCTTAAAGCCGTTTATCACATTGCTCTCCAACAGCCTTCCGGTAATTACGTGCAGCTTTTGGTCTATGTTGGAGGCCGAGCCATCCCATACCTCTTTTACAATGCGGCTTATTTCGCGGTTAACCTTTCGTGTTACCTCCGGAGGTATATCGGCCGCATCTGTGGGGTGCAAACCTCCGCATCGGGGGCATGGCTCATATAGTTGTTTGGGAGCAGCCGTGGCCATTGTGGGGCCACTCCCTAACGAAAATTTGCAGCAATACCGCCACCGGTTTGCTGTGTTTTCTCCCGGAGCCCATCAATAGGAATGTTGAATCTTCGGCTTACCCAATCCTCCGGAATGTTGTAATACTGCATGGCCTCTTTTACAATCTTCCAATGCTGCTCCAGTGACATCTCCTCACTGCGGTCGAAAACAAACTGGTCGCCATCGGCAAATGAAAAGCCCCAGTTGCGAAGCATGGGAATGAGTTTGTTATTTACGGTAAACTCAATCATCAGGCGGTCGCGCTCTGCAATCTTCTCATCAAGCGTTCGCTCATGAACTTCGCTTTGGCTGCGGCTGCTTCCCTGGTCGCTCACCATGGTACCGCCCACAATGCGTTTAGATATCTCGCTGTTGGTGCGGTCTATCTGTTTGTCAAACACGTTGTACGGGTCTCCTTTTTTGGCATTGTCGTGAATGAGTATCTCTGTACCATCGGGCAATACCGCATTGGCAGCCTGCCCCAGTTTGCGCAGCATATCCTCAATGTAATCGAGGGTTTTCTTATCGGTTTTGGTACTGGTGGCCGTTACCATGGGTATTCCGAACCGTTCGGAGAAATCGGCCCATGCCTGCTGGGCGTTTCGCTTCCATATAATTTGGGGCACAATATCGTTGAGTATCCCCAGCCGGTTGATGTTCTTTACCCAGAGTATGTTTTTCTCAAATGCCGGGTCGGTAAAATTTACACCCTGTGTGCCACTCACCTCAAAAAGTATTCGGTTGGTTTGCGGCACTACGTTTCGCCTGGGAATCAGTTCCCACTGCATGGTATTGGGGTCGAGTAGCTCAAGGACTGTATAGCCACGGTAGGTGGTATCAAGCAAATGCTCCAGTATGGTATAGAACCATTCTGTTTGCAACAGGCCTGTTTTTTCTTCATCCTCCTGCCCCCCATTGTCCTGAATGTAATACCGGGTAGATAGCACGGCGGCTTTACGAATCTCAATGTTTGCCATCAGGTGCCCGTCGGTCATCAGGTTGGTATAGATATCCTGAAGCAGATACCAACGGGGATCCTCCGGGTTTTCTGCGGCAATAATGGCATCGCGCCACTTCTTTATTTCGGCACGGCTGCGGTCGGTAAACTCCTGCACAATATTGGCAATAATGCCTTTGCCTGCGCTTTTTGTGGGTGCAGATGCAGCATCCACCGGGCGGGTTGTTTCCCTGCTTACCAATCCAAACAAGTAACTTTTTTTCTCTGTTATATGGTTCATTTTACCGGCATTTAAGAGTTGATTAATCATTGGTTAAAATCTGTTGCTTTCCCGTTCATGCTCACTCCATATTCTCACATCAAAGGTCTCTTCGCCATCTTCATTGATGATGGGTGGCAGATTTGCGGCCTGTCCTTTCTGTACTGCTTTGAGCCATTCAAGAGCATCGTTGTAACGCAGTTCACGTGTCTTGGGAATATTGTTGGGTCCCTCCTTTGTCCACAGATGATACAGTGCAATATCAATGGCCAGCATTACAATGAAAGCATCACGGTTGTCGGTTTCTCCATCGTCCGGAGCATCCACAAAAATGGCATCGATATCGTACCGGCCCGCAAGGTGGTTTTTCATCTGGGCAATGGCCATATCTTCGGCACGCTTTATCTTGGAGCGTTCGGTGGTGGGGTCTATGATTTGTGCAATTTCGTTGCGAATTTGTACATCGTAATCGGTGGTTGATAAAAATGCCATTAGTATCTGTTTTTTGAGGTTGAACGTATTTGTTGATATGATGTGGTGCGGGGTTCAAAAGCAGAGGTTCGTGCATAAGATGCCAGTTCATTGATGGCCTGCTCATCGGCATCGGGGCCGTCATCATGTGTTTTGTAGCCCGGTTCTATGCCTTTGAGCTGTGCAATACCTGTCTGCATATCATTGCTGCCCTGTTCCCGCTTATCGTAATAGGTGCGTCCGTTCTGATAGTAGGGATGCAGGGTTAGTATCCTGTCGTATTTATTCGCCCTGGGGCGTTCCTTTATTACAATGTTCAGAGGGCGGCCTTTTTCCTGCTCAACCTGGTAGAGGGCATCGCGCAAAGGGTCGTTCCAGAACTGACTCTCTACCCTCCAGTGGACAATAACCGATTCAGGCAGGCTGTCTTCATATTCATACATGAAGCGGATGGCATCAACCATCTTGCACTGCTTTACAAATGCTTTGAGGTGCCAGAACTGACGGCCCTTGAGTGCCCATACCTTAACTGCGTTAAAGTCACTTTTGCCGGAAAACGCCACATCCCAAAAGCCTATTACAATATCGAAATGGTCGATTCGTGGAGGCGTGGCCCACTGTATCATTTCATCGGTAAAGATCTTACCCTCTACATGCTTCACATTGTTGTACTCGGCCAGAGCGGCAATGGTGCCTAAGTCCTCTTCCACTTCCTTGTAATACTCAGGGCCGTACTTTTCTTTCCATGCAGGCTCGTAGGTCACGGGATTATATGCTTTTACCTCGTCCACCTTCCATGCAGGATGCCGGGCTTCCAGTTGGTTCTGTATAGAGCGTGGCCATGGGTCGTTGTTTGGGTGCAGATAGCGGCGGGTTTCACCATCCATGGTTGGCAAGAGGTCGCGTTCAATCCAGGTAACCACTTCATCCTGACGCATGGGGTTTTTGATGGTGTCCTTGTCTTCAAGGTCATCGCATATAATAAGGTTGGGCCTTCTGGAGCCAATCCTTAAGCCACGCGGTGAAACGCCCATACCAATGGCCTTGCCAATAAACCGCCCATCTCTTGTTTTGAAGTCACCGTCTGCCCAGCTTCCGGCAAGTTTCTGCTCCTTAAAATCGTGAATGAGTTTTTGATTGGCTTCAAATTCAGCCTGAACATCCGAAAGAAGTATTTCGGCTTTATCCTGGTTGTTACCCACAATGACCATGTAGATTTCTTCACCATTAATCCAAAGCCAAAGCGGAATAAGCGTATCACAAGCCACCGACTTAGCAAGGCCACGCCCCCAGCGAACCAGGTACCGGCACTTCTTGTTTTTCTTAACACCTTTGGCCAGTCGCACATGGAAATGTGGCGTTTCCGCATCAGCATAATGAGGAAAGTACTCCCTTACAAAGAAGGCAAAGTCGGTTTTTGCCCTTTCAATGCGTTCCTGTTGGTCGGCACGTGTTTCGTTAAGGTTTACATATCCGCCCGCGCGTATCTGCTCCAGTCGCTGTCTGAATCTTTCAAGTGCCTGTTTGTCCTGCTGCTTCATTTACTTAAACCTTAGAGATACCTCGTTCAGATGCTTATCCTGAAAGTCGATAAGCTTGTAGTACAATTTCTCATCATACTCTCTCAGGGCATCAAAAATCATTTCCATCACCGATAAGTAAGTGGCAAGGCTCACCTGGTTTTCTTTGTGGATGTTCTGAAGGGTCTTGTTCCATTTGCTCACAGCATCATCAATGCCGGCAATCTGCTTGCGCAAATCGGTGGTGCGTTCGAGGTCGGCCACTTCTATGGCCTGCCTGAGTTCCCGGCTCGACTCCAGTCGCTGTTCGCTCAGCTCGTTAATCAGTTGCTTGATATTTTCGCCTCTAAGAGCCGGAGAGCTAAGCCGGGCAGTGCGCTCATTCTTCCACCCAAACTTATTGATCCATTTGCTGAGGGTGGCTTCGCTTACGTTGATAAGGCCGCTTATTTCTTTGGCGGTCTTATGCTGCTCAACATATAGAATGCGTGCCACTCGTTGTTCACGTTCCTTTGCCATTGATACTTTTTATTATCGGTTCATGGCAAAAGTCGGTCTTATGGAATCCATGAGAAAAAAATAGCGCAAGGCTTGCAATATTTTCTGCAACGCTTGCACAACTATTTGTGAGGCAACTGCAACGCCCTTAAAATTGCATCAAAACAAAGCACATGATTAAGCTCGAAAAGAAAACCGATAAAGCAATTCTTACCATTTACGGCTACGTGGGTGGATGTTACCTGTCAACTGAGAACATTCAGAACGCTCTGGATGAAATAAAGACGGCGGGGTATCGCAATATTGATTTTCACCTGCACACCTATGGCGGGTATGTTTTCGACGGCAATCTTATTTACAATTTTTTGGCGGGCTTCGATGGTGAAATTGATATCTACATCGACGGGGTGGCCGCGAGTATGGGATCCATTATTATGATGGCCGGCACCCGCACTTACATTGCAGAGAACGGGTTTATCATGATTCATCTACCCAGTGGAGGAGCTATTGGCAACGCCAAAGATTTTGAAAGCTATGCCAAACTTCTCAGAAGCATGGAGAGTAATTTCCGCAAAAAGCTTATTGAGCTTACCGGTAAAAGCGAGGAGGAAGTAAACACCTGGCTCGATGGTACCGACCACTGGTTTGATGCAGAGCAGGCACTTGATGCGGGTCTGGTGGATGGTATTGTAGATGCTAAAACAAAAGAGATTGTAAGCCTCAGCACCGATGAGGCTTCCGATATGGGTGCTCAGGCCGTTTTTGAGCGGTTTGCAGCCCTGACAAATGAAAGTCAAATTCCAAAACAAAAAAAGATGGACAAAAAGCAGATCATCGCAAAGTACAATTTGCAGGGCGTGACCGACGAAAGTACCGACGCCGAAGTAATGGCCGCACTTGATGCCAAAATGGCCGAGGGCGATAAGGCTAAAGAGGATGCTCAGGCACTCGTGAAAAAGAGCATTGAGCAGGCAGTAGATGCCGCCATTGCCTCCAAAAAAATTAACAAGGAAAAGCGCGACGAGTACATTGCCCGTGGCGAAAAGCTTGGCCTTGAAGAGTTAAACGGCATTTTTGCCGACATGAATGCTTACACCCCGGTAAGTGGCAGCATTCAGGGCGGAGGCGCACAGGGTTCTCAGGGCAAAGAACAGGAGCGTAAAGACTGGAAGTGGAAAGACTACCAGGAGAAAGCAGCTGCCGATTTGGAGAAGATGCCCAAAGAGGATCCTGAGAAGTTCAAATCGCTCTACAAAGAGCAGTTTGACGTTGAACCCGAATTGTAAATCTTACAGCTCTTAACAGGCTTGTAACCCTTATTTAATCAATCTTTAAACAGTTAACAAGACAATGAAAACAAAACTGATTCTTTCGATTCTTTTTTCAATCCTGGTCTCCATTGTAGGAGGTGTGGGTATTGAAATGGTAACCGGCTTTAATGCCGAGATTGTGACGGGCGTTCTTTTCGCCTCCTCTTTTATTCCAATGCCTTCGGGCATGACCATGGCCGGTGTGTACCGTGAGGTGTGGACTGAGCAGGTTAAAAATGAGTTGAGTACTCAAGAACAAGGAAGCTTCCTGGACGGGATAGAAGATTTTTCGAGGTATGTAAATCCGGTGGGTGATGAGGCTGAAGCCATACACTCTACATTTATGGGTGTGCGACCTGATGTGTTGATTAACAATACCACTTACCCAATACCCATTCAGGAGCTTGACGGTGAAGATATGGTCATTACCCTGGATAAGTATCAGACCAAAGTGACTCCCGTTACGGATGATGAGTTGTATGCTCTGGCTTATGACAAGATTGCGGCCGTGAAAGGTCAGCATGCCAAGGCCATTGCTGCGGCAAAAATCAAAAAGGCACTTCATGCCATTGCTCCGGCTGATGGTGCAGGTGACATGCCTGTTTTGGTTACCACCGGCCCGGATGATGGTACAGGGCGTTTGCGCCTGGTATGGGAAGACCTGGTTCGGTTGAAAGCCGCATTGGACGAAAAAGAAGTGCCCGAGCTTGGACGTCGTTTGGTACTGAGTACCGACCACGTGAACGACCTGTTGTTGCTTGACCAGAAGTTTAAAGACCAGTTCTTTAATGCAACTACCGGCAAGCCTTACAACCAGCTTTCGTTTGATTTTTACTCCTACATCGGAGCGCCTTATTACAATCCCGCCACCGGAACTAAGTTGTCTTATGGTGCAGTACCCGCTGCAACCGACCGCCGTGCATCTACTTTCTTCTCTTTGGAACGTGTGGCCAAAGCCAGCGGAATGATTAAGATGTACTTCCAGGAGGCAAAAACCGACCCGCAAAACCAGAGAAATCTGGTGAACTTCCGCCACAATTATATTGTGATGCCTACTCGTGAAGAGGCTCGCGGTGCCATTGTTTCTGCAAACGCAGTGTAATCGTTTTAATAGTACTATCCATGTCCACCAATGACCAAATAGATATGAGAAAGCTCTCGCAACGAGAGCTTCTCATTCTGCTTCATTCGCGCGTTGAGAACATTGAAAAGAAGATGGAAAAGGATGAAGACCTTTCCGTACGTGTCAATACGCTCGAAACGCGGAATAAAGTTATCAGTGGTCTGTGGGCGGCCGGTTCGGTACTTGTCACTTTAATTATTAACGCATTAGACAAATTCAAATAGTCATGGCAGAAAAAAAGAAAAACCAACAGCCGGCCCCTGAGGCGGCTGACAAGCAACAGGGCGTGAATCAGCCCGTGGTTGACAATACCACCACTCCTCCTGCGGGTGATGAAAAGGAGCAGGAAAATTCGGAGGAGACTCCAAAGCCTGAAGAGACTTCGAAGGAAGCTCCTAAGAAGGCCCCGGAGGAAAACCCCAAAGATACCGAAAAGGAAACTCCGGAGGAAAAGCCAAACAGTGAGGTAAAGGATGCCGAAAAGCAGCTGGAAATAATGAAGCGTCTGGGCGTTTCAAAACTCTGGCGCAATGGCAAGGGTGAGTATTTCACCAACGAGAACCTTGCCCAGTTGAGTGGCCCCAAAAAGGAGGTTGAACTGGTAACAAAGGACAGGGCCCGTCTGGTTATCGAAAAAGCTAAGTAGTTATGAGAGGAGTGATTATTAATAAAGGCACTATTGGTGCAGCGGTAAACGACAATGCCGATGCTATTAGCGGTTTGCTGGTAAACGGCCCGTCGGTAGCAGCAGCAGAGGGAGTCACCGGCTTCGCCAATGGGGATGTCTTGGAAATCACAAGTCTTAAGGATGCCGAATTGTTGGGCATCGACGAGGCTTATGATACGGATAATGATGTGCGGGTGTACCGCCACATCTCGGAATTCTACCGCATGGCCGGTGAAGGTACCACGCTATTTGTGTTGGTGGCTCCTGTGGCCAGCGATATGGAAACCATGCTGAATACCAATGGCCAGTCACTTGTGGCAGGTGCCAATGGGCAGATTCGCCGCCTGGCTGTTGCCTACAATCCTGACGATTTGTATGCGCCAACTGTGGTGGATGGTATGGAGGAAGTGGTGAGGAATGCCATTCCTGCTGCACAAACACTGCATGACTGGTCCTGGGAAACTGACCGCCCCCTGAATATTTTCATTGAGGGACGTGGCATTGCCGACAGCGTGGCCGGGGTTCTTGACCTCAAAGATATCCAGGTGGAGGGTATTACCATTCCTTATACCAATGTTTCTGTGTGTATTGCTCAAGACTTTGGCTACGCGGAAACCCTCGTTGGTGATGCGCAAAAATTTGCCGATGTGGGAACCATGCTTGGTGTTTCTGCCAGTATTGCCGTAAATCAATCCATTGGTGAAGTGGAGTCGCTTGATTTAAGTGATGCCCCAAAGGGTAAGTGGTTGGTGGCCGGATTGAGCAGCCACAAAAAGATTACCGAAGTGGAGGCAGACCTTTCCACTTTCGACCAGTATGGTTATGTATTCGCCATTTCTTACACCGGTATCAGCGGGTATCGTTTCAATAACGACCATGTGTGTGCCGCCGAAATTGTGGATCAGGACGGGTATATGAACGAAAACACCATTGCTCTTGGACTCACTTATGCTAAGGCAGCTCGCCGCCTTAGAACAGCATTGCTGCCAAAGGTGAAAACCGTTGTTCCCGTGGATGCGTCCACCGGATTACTGCCTGTGGGTATTCGTAAGTACTTTGAGGGTATTGGAGATTCAGAGTTTGCCGCCATGGTTACGGCCGGTGAGATTTCCGGAGGAGAAACCAAGGTGGATCCCAACAGCAATCTTCTCACAGGAGATAAAGTCCTGAAAGTTTCATTTACCGTGGTGCCTACCGGTACCATCAATGAAATTCAGGGTAGTATTAATCTTAAAACAAGCTTGTAATGTCTCTGATTACTAAAAACGGCAAAGCCTACGATAGTGGTGATGTGAATATTGCCATGTTTGGATCCATGTCTTATGAGGTTACCGAACTGACCTATGCAACCGAACAGGAGCATCAGGCCAATCACAGCCTCGGGAGTAACAAGATGACCAGTTACAGCATGGGTAAGGAAACCAACTCGGCAACCATGACCCTTCGCCTGGCATCTGCCAGTGCAATAGAAAAGGCCGCAGGAACCAGTGTTCTTAAGATTAAGCCTTTCAAAATCAATGTAACGTTTGTGAATGAAGACAACGACATTGTAAACGACACTCTGCTGGTTAAATTCCAGGACACCGGGCGCGACGTTCCCGGAGATATGGATGTCAAAAAACAGTACAACTTGTTTGTGCTTGACATCGACTATAACAACGCGTAATCATTGTTTAATCAACATTTAAAAACCTACTTCAAATGGCTGAACAATCAAAACAGCAATCAAATTCAAACCTGCCCGATGGCGTTACCGCCGAAATGATTAAGGCATGGAAAGAACGCTACGGATCGGACAAAGTGAAAATGGCCAGCTTGCCAATGGATGATAACGGGGACAAATACCTTGACGTGATTGTGAGGGTACCCGATCGAAAGACGATGAGCGAGTTTGAAAAGTGGCTGGATAAGAATCCGGACAAAGCAAAAACTTTGCTAATTAACTCCTGTCTGCTGACCGGTAAAGAACAGGTGAAAGCTGATGACGCACTTTTCTTTGGTGCCTTTGATGCAATTGCCGAGCTCATTCCGGTTCGTAAGTCGATTGTAAAAAACTTATAGGCTACTATCCTCGCATCGACATTGTCGAAGACGAGGATAGTAGCAAAAGGCAGATATCGAATTTCATCCGTCAGGCCAATGCCCTGATAAGTTATTATTTAAACATTCCTTTTCCTGAAGATCTGCCCGACAGTGTCTGGATGGAAAAATACAGACAGGTCGAGTGGCTTGCGGAAAAAGGACTGTTAGGCATGAAAAAAGGAAATGGCAACACTTAGCATCAACGATATATTAGACAGGTACAACAATGCCTTTGGTTATTCGGCCATGAAAGTGGCGCCCCGACTAATAAAGGCAGGATTTGAGGTCAGCAACTTTATGTTGTCGAACATACCTGTATATCCTGAGAGTGATACCTCCTTTGCCGACATGAAGTTTGAGAGTTCAAGAAACCCGGATGCTGTTTTTCATTTTGGAATACCCACGATGGAAAACGGCCATCCGGCTTTTCCGTTTGTAAAAAGCCGCGACAATGAGCCTCAGAAATTTCTGGCACCTCCTCCGATGGTGAGGTTTACGCGTGGAAAGCATGTGAAACGAACACCCATTGACAGGAGTGAGCACGAAGTGGTAGAGCATTTCGGACTCAAGCCCTGGGAAATAAAAGTAAGCGGAATATTGGTAGATGTTACAGACCATCAATACCCATCGGCTCACCTGAAGGAAATTGACGCCATGTTCAGGCAGTCAGGAACTTTCCATGTATCAGGGCGGCTGTTTGATGATTTGGGCATACAGGAGGTTTTTATTGATGGAGGACTGGATGTGGGTTTTGTTGAGGGCTACGTGGATACCGTGAAGTTCGCTTTTACTGCCATCTCTATTGAGCCAACCGAATTTTTAGCACAAGGATTTTGATATGAAGCTGTATTACTATGAGCCAAATGGACGCATAACGGTTGGAGATGCCAGCCGGTTTGTGGTTTTTGAAGCCCTTAACAAGGTGGAAATAACCGAAAGCGTGCGTGAGCTTGGTAATAAAGCACGTATTGTATTACCACGCAACTACAAAGAGCTGGCAGGGAAAGGAGTGCTTGAGTATATCAAAGTTGGTGATCCGGTAAAAGTGGAGCTGGGGTTTGACGGAAGGTATTATCAGGAATTTACGGGCTTCATTTCGGAGGTGGAGAGTGGTGCCCCCCTGGTACTGCATTGCGACGATGAGTTTTACCCGCTGAAGCAAAACAGCTTCAATAATAGTTGGAAATCTGTGAGCCTGAAAACATTGCTCCATTATGTTTCCGATGGCCTGGAGGTTAGTTGCCCCGATGTAGAGCTGGGCAATTTTGAAATATTGAACGTGAGTACTTACCGGGTGCTTTGGGAGTTGCAACGTTCTTTTGGTTTTTACTCCTGGGTAAAGGATGGTGTATTGAATTGCCACTTTGGTTATGACCTCGGTCAGACCGGAGACGAACACACCTATACGTTTTATGACAATGTGAAAAAGAACGACCTGAAATACAAGCGTGCGGAGGATGTAAAGGTACGCGTGAAAGGGATATCGAATTTAAGAAACGGAAAGAAACTGACATTTGAAGTGGGGCCCGAGGGGCGCGACGTCAGTATTAGAACTCTGAACTTTGGCCCCCTATCGGAGGCTGAATTAAAGAAAGCCACCGAAGAGCAGTACAAAAAACTGGCTTTTGATGGTTACAACGGTTCTGTTACAGGCTTCGCGTACCCTCGAACTCATGCCGGGGATACTTTAAAGATAGTTGACCGGGAGGAGCCCGACAGAGAAGGTCGTTACAGAATTGAAAAGACAGTGATCCGTTACGGGCTTGATAGTGGTTATGAACGTGAAAATACTTTGAGCTTTAAATTATGAGTCTTGAGAGCGTAATACAAGAAGCCATTGAGAGCGCAGCCAAAAAGATTGTGCCTGTTTTCGTAAGCCAGGGAACGGTTTCGGAGGTGGACAAAGTCACTAAAACCTGTACGGTTGAAAGGCAGGAGTTGCCACCGCTCTACGATGTTCGCTTAAATGCCGTTTCAGAGCCATCTGAGAATACTTTAACCGTATTTCCAAAGCAGGGGAGCAGGGTGTTGGTGGCGGTGGTAGAAAATATCAGTACCGATACTTACGTGTTAACGGCTGATGACCCGGAGAGCATTGAGATCAAACTTGGCAATTCAACTTTTATTGTAACAGCTGACCTGATTGAAATCAATGGCGGTGAAAATGGTGGTTTAACCATTACGCCCACACTTGTTTCCAATCTTGAGAAAAACAATGCAATACTTGAGGCCATATTGAATATTCTTACCGGCGCACCAATCAACGAGCCGGGGAACGGAAATCCGAGCGCATTGCAGGCAGCATTAAACACGGCGGTTGCGGGTAAGGAGATTGGAGATTTTACGGAAATTGAGAACGACAAAGTTACACACTAATGAGAAGCGATATACTACTTGATGCCAACGATGATGTATTGTGCGAGAACGGTGATTTTGCAACAGGGCCAAGCGATGACCAGCATGTTTCAATGCTTCTTACGTTGAATAAAGGAGAGCTTAAGGAGTCGCCTACTCTTGGTGTAGGGCTTCCCAATTTCCTGAAAAAGCAAAACAATACGCTGGCAGAGATTAAAAGAGATATCACTGTTGGATTAAAGGCAGACGGGTATCGTGTAAAAACACTGGAGTTTGACAAATCCGGTGATTTTAAATTGGATTATGACTTAAATGAATAATGTTATGGCAGATTTTCAGAAAGCATTTGCGGAGACCCTCAAAATAGAGGGCGGATATTCAAACCACAAAGCCGACAAAGGCGGCGAAACATATAAAGGCATTTCGCGTGTTCATTGGCCCGATTGGCCCGGCTGGGATATCATTGATGAAATCAAAGAGAATGTTGAGCGTGGAAGCTGGGAAGGCAATATGAACAGGGATAACAGGCTGGAGGCTTACGTGGCTTCATTTTATCAGTACAATTTCTGGGACAAACAAAAATGCAACCAAATGCCCCAGGAGATTGCCGACGAACTGTTTGATACTTCTGTGAATATGGGTACTGCTTATGGTGCAGAGTGTTTGCAAAAGGCTCTCAATAAGCTGAACCGAAACCAGCGCGACTATCCCGATATTGTGGTAGATGGTGGAATAGGGCCGGTTACTATTGGTACGCTGCGTGAGTACCTTAAAACATCGAGGTTTAACACGCGAAACCGTGAAAAGCTTGTAAAGTGGCTGCTTCGCTGGATGAACTACTACCAGCTTCAGCGATACGACAACATCACAAATGCAAATCTTGAACAAGAAGTATTTGTCCCAGGGTGGACAGAAAGGGTATAAGTTATGGGACTATTTGGAGGAAAATTAAACATTGATAAAATATTCGACTCTGTGAGCAGCGGAGTGGATAAGCTGGCATTTACAAAGGAAGAGAAAGCTGAAATGAACATGAAGCTATCTGATAAGATTGCGGAATTTGTTCACAGTACGCTGAGCGAGAACTCTGAACGAAGTAAAGCCAGGCGAATGATTGCATACGTAGTGGTTGGTAACTTCTTTGCACTCATGTGGGCCGTAATTATCCTGCATTTTTTTAATGAAGATGCCGCCAGTTTCGTTGAGAATCTTGTGAGTGATTGGAATATTTCCACGGCCTTCATTATGGTTCTGGGTTTCTTTTTTGGTAGTTACCTTTTGCGTGGAACTCCTGTAAAAAAGGATAAGTAATGGCTGAACGTGTAGTGAAACCGGGTGAGAACTTGTTTGATGTGGCCGTGCTGGAGTACGGCCACATACAGGCAATTTATGACCTTGCTGTTGCGAACGGTATTGGCTTTACTGACACGCTGGAGGCAGGAGTTGAATTGCAGGCAGATGATACCCGAAAATATTCGGACTATGAACCGGCTGATGTTACCCCGCCTTTATCAAAACCATATAAGGAAACATTTGTGGCATCAGGCCAAAATATATTTGACCTCGCAATACAGCTTTATGGAAATATTGAGGGGATAAAGAACCTGGTTAAAGAAAACGGCATTGGTCTTACCGATGATGTTGAGCCAGGAGTGCTTGTAAAATCAGACAAAGAGATTGACAGGCTGGTGGTTGATTACCTTAATGGCAGGAATATAAAGCCGGCTACAGGCATGTCGGCAGAGGAAGCCAATATTATAACTCCTGAGGGTATAGGTTATTGGGCCGTAGGAATTGATTTTGTTGTTTCATGAAGCTTAAAAAAATAAAGAGGTCTCAGGACTGCGGATTTAACACCTGTACAGGTTGCCCTTTGGTTTTTGTATGCTTTCCATGTAATGAGGATTATTAAAATTATACAATGGCACGAACAGTAAAAGAAATACACCAGCAAATGTTGGATACCATCGCCGCCGATGATACGTTGAGCGCGAAGATATACTCTGCAAGTAAAACTGCTATATACCGACTATTTGCCTATGTGGTAGCAGTGGCTATATGGATACACGAAACTTTATTTGACGAGCATAAGGCTGAAGTGAACGAAATACTGGCATCTCAAAAAACGCACAACCTACGTTGGTATGCAGAAATGGCCCGTGCGTTTCAATATGGTTATGGTTTGGTGGATGGCACCGATTATTATCCGGAAATTGATGAGAGTGCTCAGATTGTTTCGCATGCCGCTGTTGATGAAATAAATGGTACGTTATACATGAAAGTAGCCAAAGAGGATAGTGGAGAATTGGCTCCCTTGTCAATTGCGGATCCAAACGAGATAACTCCATTTGGAGAATACATACAACGCATAAAAGATGCCGGTGTTAAAATAAACATCATAAGCGATGTCGGTGACAGCCTCAGGATTACGCTTGATGTATTCTATGACCCGTTGCTAATTGATGAGAACGGTTTGTTGTTGGCAGATAGTTCTCAGGAACCGGCTAAAGATGCAATCAAGAATTTCATCAAGAATCTTCCTTTCAACGGCGAGTTTATACCGGCCAGTCTTGTAGATGCATTGCAAGAGACTGAAGGTGTTGATATCCCGGTTATACTAAGTTGTGAAACAAAGTATGCACTCAACGAATGGCAAAATGTGGACGGGAAAGTAGTACCTAATGCCGGTTACTTAACAGTTGCAGACGAGGATTTAACCATTAACTACAGAGCCAATGTTTAATGTGAATTTTGATACGGTAATTGCCTGGCTGACTCCTAAGAGTTTGAGAAAAGCGGTGTTTGTGGGGTATTTGAAAGCCATTTTAACACCTCTCAAAACATTGTATGCCGGAGCGTCAGGATTTTCTAATTACCGCAACCAGAATATTTACAAGCTTCAGCATACCGGGCAGGTGTGTTATTTGGAGGATGCCCTAAACGACCGCTTCGATACACAACTCCGCCGCATCTACATACAAGATGCCGGGGGCGAAGTAGTAACACTCATACACCGCCGCACAGATGAAGAGCCGGTGATAGTACAACCGCGCACCGATCCGGCCCTGCTCATACACAACCGCAGTGCTTACGACGGCGGCAACTTTGATTTTATTGTGAAAACCCCATATACATACTCGCAGGGAGATATATATGCCATGAGGGCCCTGGTGGATTATTACAAATTGGCAGGGAAACGATACGACATAAACTAACGCGCTATGAATAAAATAGTATTAGAAAACACAAGGGATGTTCCTTTGACAACCGACTTGCTTGCTTTTATGCAGGCATCTTATGCAATGCTTGAAAAATTCACAGCATTAGGAGGTGATAATTATATATTGTCCGGATGCGAGGTGTCTGGCTCATCAGCTACCCCCGGATATGTGATAATTAAAGGAAAGTTAATGCCTTTCCAGGGGGGTACGATACAAACTGATGTAAGAGTAATAGAGACTATTTCGAATTATCCAGTGGGTAGTGGTACTGAAACAGAAATTACCTATCATGCTGAATTCGGTACATCAACTACCCCAGCCGACAATGTGGCATGGAGTACCTTAAACGGTAATAGGATTGTAAACTTGCTTTCTCTATATCAAAATAAGGTTGACAAAGTTTTGGGAAGCCGTCTTATTACTGAGGAAGAAGCATTAAAACTTTCAGGGATTGCGCAAAATGCTAATAAATACGTGCATCCATCCAATCCATCTCATGAGATAAGTGAAATTTCAGGATTAACTAATCAATTAGACAAAAAGCTTGAGGTATTAGCAAAAGGTAGTAAGAACATAGGGGATATTTCTGGCGATGGTAGGACTACAATAAGCCTCGGAATAACACTGCCTGATAATAACTATTTAGTTGTTGGTTCTATAATATGGAACGAAGATACTGTACATAATTCAGGAGGTATAAGTTGGAGTATTGTTGAAAAAAGCACTACCTCTTTTGTTGTGCATATAAGGGAAGCAACTTCAAGTGTTCAGAATATAAGTTTTGAATATGCTTTAATAAAAATGTAATGGCAAAACAAACCATAAACACTATAAAGAACTGGTTTCGCACCGGCAGCAAACCAACCCAGGCGCAATTCTGGGACTGGCTGGATTCATTCTTTCATAAGGATGATAACATACCCAGTGCCCAGGTGGAGGGGTTGCAGGGGCTGCTGGATGCGAAGATGGATAAGAAGGATGCCACCGGTGGGAGTAACTCAGGGCCTTACGATCCGCTTAAGAATTATGTATATAGCGAGACTGAGGCAGAGTATGTGAGTTATATTAATGCCGAAAGCACGGATACTTTCTTCAAGAGTGAAAATGGTACCGACTCAAAGAGGATGCACCGGCGGGCGAAAATCCGGAAACGCACCCGGAACATTGGGCATACCAGGGCACCGTACTGGGCGATTTAGCCATTGATGATGTTCTTGGCCTGCGTGAGGAGATAAACAAAAAGGCTTACACGCTTGATTTTGGCACGGGTATTTATATGGTTCAAGATATTAATATGCTTGGCCCGGGAGTCATTGAGCGGGTAGTTTTCCGCAACGTGGCCAGTCTGGTAGTTACCTACTCCGGTGGTGTACAGGTACCAGTTGCCGCCGGTGATGTTGGTCTTGAGATAGTGGCCGATGATATCCTTACTTGGGAAATTACACGCACAAATGATAGCGAATTGGCAGCTGTGGGCATTGAGTTGCAGTTGCGTTCACAGAGTAGTTAAACATTGATTAAACGATAGTTAAATGATGATAGAAGTAATACCAGGAGTATTTTGGGATACCGAAACGGTACAGCAATCAGATGCTGCCCGTGACTGGATACAGGAAACCGTAAGGCCTAATTTATCTGAGCCAACGCTTGATAGCATCAAACGCCCGGATGAGCGAACTTACGAAAACGAAAACGTGGTAGTTGTTGAAAAGCAACTTTACATCAATGACCACAACTGGGCGCGAAAAGGAGTTAATTACACTGTAACACAGAAGTGATATGAAGCCATTAAAGTGGAGAACAAATATATCAGGAGCCGTCTATGTTCATGAAAAAGGCTCGGATGTTTCAGGAGATGGAACTCAACAAAAGCCTTTTGAAACGCTTCGCCGTGCCTGGGAAAGTGGTTCGTCCAGACCATCACAAATTGTTTGTATTGGTTTTTTCAGCGAAGATATGGCTGATGGTAACCATGCGTGTGTTATACGAGGCGATTACATGGGGGCTGCTGTATTCGATGGTGCCGATACGTATTTGATTTATGGGTTTACGCATTTAAACATGGTTATCCAGAATTGTGCGGCGGGAAATTCAGAAGTAAAGGTATGGACAGGTTCGGGGCTGTTGGCTGGTGCTGGCCGGGCTTCCCATGCGGGCATCGTTGGCTATGCGCACTACGTCAACGGGGTCGCCGGCTCACCTGTGATTTTGGATAAGACTGGGGTTTACTATGGGGCGGCAGGCGGCACTACCGCCGTCTCGTATAATGTGTTCTCACGCCTCAAAAGTAATGAAAATTATCCAATCAGACTTTACGTTCGTTACAGCGGAGCTCAACACAACACTTACTACGGTGTGCCAATAGCTCAACGAGCCAAAGGACTCGGTGGTTATTCAGGAATAATCTATACTTCTGTTTTTGGGGCTTGGGATTTCTTTGTAGATGATACCGGAATTGAATTGAATGGTTGCGTAGTGTGCGCAGATTGCAAATTCTACTATAACGATGTTGAAATCCCAGTCAATGGCGCGACATCAACAGAAAGATACAATTCTCTTGTGGCTGGAATGGACTCAGCAGGTGTGCCTGGAGCCAATAGAATGACTTTTGTAGATTGCATTTTCACGCCTCTTGCATCAGATCAGGTGATGAATAACCCCGAGAAAGGAGATTTTACTCTGAATCCTGACGGCCCAGGTGTTCGCGCCCCTGGCATTTATTTGGGTGCATTGCCTCCTGCTGTGAATATCCCGATCATGGATGATTCTTCTCAGCAACCTGGCACTTGGGATGAAAACACAGCATCAGGATGCGTTACCGTGTTGAATAACGAGATATGCCTTGACGATCAATCTGCGTCAATGCAGGGAGAGATACTCAGTAAAATAGTGTCCGTTAATCCGAGCGAGATTAATATTAATGCCTTTTTTGCTCAGTTTGCCAGCAAATTTAAAGGCTACTTTGCATCGCTATGGAACGATGACACTGTTGGTGTGGAATATTCCCCATCAAATATTTTGCCTCTTGGTTTTTATATTGTCAAAGGATCCGTTGTTTACGACAATCAAAACTTTGGAAATAATTCTATTGTGATTGTCACGGTTGAAGGAACTACATTTAGCGATGCAGCTTCCGGTTCTACTCTTTTGGCAATTGATGATCCAAATTCTTTAAATGTTGTATGGGTGCGTGAAACGCCTATGCCGTATCTTTCTATTGAGTCAACTGCTGGCCTCGAGGCAGGTGGAACCTACCTTAATCGTGGTAACGAAAACATAACCTACAGGTCTCGGACTATTGCACCTGGGGAGTCTTTTGTTGCAGAAAACAGTGTGGATACTTTTTCAGGCTCATCAGGTTATACTGTTGGAGTTATGTTTGATGATAGCAGGGTGCCATCAGCTGAATGGATACCAGCCGCATTATGGGGAGAGTATTTTGTTTGGAAGTCCGCAGGGGTTATACAGCACGATGCCGACGGCGTGCCAATTAGTTCAGGTAACTACTTGAGTTTTCAAACAACAGCCAATGGAGGGTATTCCGACCAGATAATTAAGTCTATAATGAATAAGGCTTATTTTCAACTAAAAATCTTTGTAAACAAATATAGATGACCACACTAATACAAGCAATGAGCGTTGGGATCCGCGAGCGGGTTGAATTTGATGGCTCTAAGGTAATATTCCCGGCAACTTCTGCCGGCATTGCGGACAGGCGAAAATACAAAGGGCCTCCGGTGCTGATAAGGTTTTTTGAAGCCGGCATTGACGACCAGCCAGTGTTGCGAGATGCCAGGATAATCAGAGTTAAATAACAATACAGGGTTTGTCGCCACGGCGGTTCGAGGCTGTTGGCTGGTGCTGGCCGGGCTAACAATGCGAGCAACGTTGGCAATGCGAACAACGTCAACGGGGTCGCCGGCTCAAATACTTCATTAAATAAATGCACGGGCGTCAAATCCTTGCTGTAAAAACAGCAAAACATAAACTACGGAAAGGCTTGTGAGTAGCGTATTTTGCGAAAATTGGCCGGAGTGAAGCAGGTAAAAAAAATGAAACGTTACGGGAAATTATGGACACAAATATGCGACATAGACAATATAAGAGAAGCGTCTCACAAGGCTGTAAAAGGCAAGAAAATGACCCGCCAGCGGCAATGGTTCATTGATAACCAGGAGTCATGTGTTAACGAGATTCAGCAATCACTTATAAACGAAGATTACCAATTTGGTAGTCTTTATTCTTTTACGGTTTACGAGCCCAAAAAGCGAGAGATTCACTGTCCTCGTTTCTATCCAGACAGGGTGCTGCACCATTGCCTAATGAATATAATCGGGCCGCTAATATTAAAAAAGTTTACAGCTGATACTTATGGGAGCATACCTGGTAGAGGTGTCGCTTTACTGGCAAAACGTATTCAAGCGGTTCTACGCAAGAACCCTTATGCTTATTACTTGCAAGTTGATATTAAGAAGTTTTATCAATCTATTGACATTGCTGTTGCAAAAGACAAGATTCGCAAGGTTATTAAGTGCAAAAAGACACTTCACATGATTGATGCAATTGTTGATGTGCACGATCAGGGTATGCCGATTGGGGCTTACACCTCTCAGTATTTCGCCAATCTTGTTTTATCTGATATCGACCACTGGGTTAAGGAGGTTGCACATGTTAAGCATTACCTTCGATACATGGATGATTTGCTTTTCATATTAGAAAGCAAGGAGGATGCGCACGAAATTTTGTCAAAGCTTAATCCTCAAATTGACAAATTGAAGCTGACAATAAAGAATAACGTTCGTATTGCACCGGTTCAAATAGGAATTGACTTTGTTGGATATAAGTTTTATCCAACACACACCCGGTTGAGGAAGCGAATAAAACAACGAATGCAGCGAACGGTTAGACGCTTAAGAAAACATGATGTAAGCGATCGCTACTTTATGCGCAAAACAGCATCTCATTTTGGGTGGTGCGTTCATGCGGATTGCCGCAATCTATTAAGAAAAACATTTACTG